GATAGGTTTGCTGATTTGTTCAACAAAGAATCAAAACCAAATGCTTATAAAAAAATAAAAGGATTAAAACAATTCTATTTGGATTCAGAGTTTAATCTTTTTGCTCAAACCAATAACCAAATATTAACCGAATTTCATTTAAAACAGATCCTTAGTGATCGAGATATTAAAGAAGTGATAAAACATCTCAGAAATGATAATCAATAAAACCTACCATCTTGCAGATTATGAACTTGATTTAATCAGTTTTGTTGCAAACCAACGACAAAAAAACAAAATCAAAACTGGCTATGATGGCCTCAAAACATTAGCTCCAGGACATAAATCAAGATTAGAATTAAACAAAATGGGATTTGGAGCTGAATATATTTTCTGTAAAGAAATGAATCTAATGCCAGATTTTACTATACATAATAAAAGAAAATCAAATAACTCAGATGATTTTGATGCTTTCTGGAATGGTTTTTCAATTGATGTAAAAGCATCTGGAACTAAATATCCATTAAGAATCAGAAAAGATTTAAAATCTAATTGTCAAATTTTTGCATATTTTAAAACATTTTCAAAAGAATTTAGATCTTATAAGTTCATAGGATTTGCAACCAATCAGATGCTTTTTGATTCTAAAAATTTAAAAGGAGATAGCTATCATTTTAACAACCATCAATTCATCAGCTTAAAAGAACTTAAATACAAATTAAACATAATATGAATATAATAAACGAGCTCCATAATTTAGGAATCAACTTAAAAAACAGATCATCAGGCCAAATCAAAACAATTTGTCCAAAATGCTCACATACAAGAAAAAAGAAATCAGATCCATGTTTATCAGTAAACATAGATCAAGGTTATTATAATTGCCATAATTGTCAATGGAGTGGATCTGTAATGTTTAAAAAGAAAATAGATTATGTTTTACCAAAAATAAATCCAGGAAAACTATCTGATAAGATTATAGATTATTTTAAAAGTAGAGCAATATCAATGCAAACTCTAATTGATTTTAAGATTACAGAATCAATGAAATATTTTAGTGCTCTTGATAGAAAAACAAAAGCAATTAATTTTAATTATTACAGAGATAATGAATTGATTAATATTAAATACAGAGATTCCAGGAAAAATTTTTCTTTGGAAAAAAATGCTGAACTTATATTTTATAATCTGGATCAAATCAAAGATCAAGAGAGCTGTTACATTGTAGAGGGAGAAATAGATGCCTTATCATTGCATGAGGCTGGAATCAAAAATGTTATTTCTGTTCCTAATGGAGCAAGTTCTGGATCTCAAAAATTAGATTACTTAGATAATTGTATCAAATATTTTAATAATAAAAATGAAATTATTTTATGCTGTGATAATGATGATCCTGGATTGGCATTAAGAAATGAACTGGCCAGGAGATTAGGCAAATATAGATGTAAATACATTGATTTAAATGGTTTTAAAGATGCTAATGAGGCTCTTATATCAATCGGAATTTTAAAGCTGTTAGAGCTGTTAGAAAATAATAGAAAAAGTTTTCCTTTAGATGGTGTTCTGGATCTTGATACAATCTGGAATGATGTAATCAGTTTTAATAATTCTGGAATTAAAAATTTTACTATGGGATTTGATAATGCTGATAGTTTATTAAAAATAGCAACAGATGGATCTTTTGGAGCTATAAATGAAATAGCAGAACCCTTTGTAAGTCCAAGTATAGGAGCAGGAGCCATAGCAGAAGCATATCAAGGCAGAACCGCTACTGGTAGAATTATTTACAACGAATCTGATTCATTAGGAGACAAAGTATCAAAAGGATTGTTGCATACATTTAATGCAGTAGCTCCAACAGCGTTACCTTTCACTATACGAACTGATGCAGAGGGTGTGCAGTTTGTTAAAGGTGATTTTGCTACAGCGTTAGCCTCTTTAGGTAGCCCAGATAAAAGTGTTATTACTCCTACTGGAAAAAATCTAGATGTCGCAGAGGCTATTACCTCTGCCTTCTCAGGAATAAAAGTAACCAAGCCACAGATTGATAGATCTCTTTACTATAAAGCTGCTGAAGCCAAAAGAGCTATTAGAGAAACAACCAACGAATACAACAGATTGTTAAGGTCTGCAAACGAAAGAGACGCAGATACCTTTATTCAAGGATACATAAATAGTAATAATGATAGATTTAATTCTTTACGAACTCTTTATACAGCTATTGAAGATGCAAGAACTCTTGGGCTAAGAGATTATGAAATAGATAAACAATTAAAAGATGCTAAAGTAGCAAATAGAGCTATGGTTATGGCTGGTTTATTTAAACCAATTCAAATTAGCACAGATCTTTTAAATGTGGCTTTAACAGAAACAGAGTCAAAAGCTGCTCAACCAATTCCATTAGGAGAATTATTCTCTACTCAAGCAGAAATTACTGGACAAGGTTTACAAGGACAATTTATAAAACCTGGAGTACAATCTACAGCTAGAGCGTCAGAAGTTCTGAGGCAAGAAGAAATAGATAAGATCCTTACTGGATCAACCTAAATTTGAAAATAGATTTACCCTTAGAGATATACTACTCTAAGAAAAAAAAGTTCATCCTTAACCTTAACAACTACCGCAACGCTCATTACCGGGTGTTGTCTACAGCTAAGAAGCTTTACTCAGATGAACTCGTACCCAGACTAAAGGGCTTTGATAGTTTCTCTGAGCCAGTTACTTTGACCTACACCTACTATGCTAGAAGCAACAGAAGACTAGATATAAGTAACCCCTGTTCCATCATAGATAAGTTTGCGTGTGATGCTTTGGTCAAAGCTGAGATCCTGGAAGATGACAGCTTCAATCAGATCAAACAAGTAGTGTATATATTTGGTGGTGTGGATAAAGACAATCCAAGATGCGAGCTAGAGATAACTAAAACGGAACTCCCGTCTCAACCCAAGGCTTAATCTTTACTATCGTTCCTTGTAAAGATTTCTTAATCCAATCAGCTTTCTCTAGTATATCCATAGGAAACCCGGAGTTAACAACTTGAATTAGTTCTTCACTAGAATAAAAACTATTCTCATCAGAATGTTTATTAGCTGGAACGTTAAGAAATCTAAAGCCGTCTTTTTCATACAAAACCATATCTTCATCTTTCTCTATAAGCGTAGCTGGTATTAGTTCTGGAATGTAGTTGTGGTTTATACAGCCAGTCAGCTGTCTCTTCTCACTTATTATTCTGTTATCTTTGGAGCAAACCCAATTACCGCTTTCAATGTCAGGGTTAGAGAAGCGACACGATCTACAGTGCAACTTATCTGGCAAAGACTTACCTAGATATGCAGATTGTTGTCTTGGTGTCATGTAACTGCGTATCCTGTAGTCAGTTACCGGTATGTTATTTTCTGGTGGCGTATTAGCTAACAGTATGCTTTTGGCTTTCTCCATAAACATATTGAACTTCTGAAGATCAAAGTCTATAACTTCTGTATATAGTGCTGAATTGTTCTTGTTGTAAACAATAACTATGCAATGACTTAGCTTGAACAAACCCATATACAAATGTATCTGAGCATCATATTCTTCTGACCAATCGCAATAGCTACCTAGCTTTTCTAGTTTATTAAAACGATTTTCATTAGCAGTCTTGAACTCTAGCAGATGAGGTTTGTCTGACTCTAGCCCCGGTAGATCTTTTGCTACACCGTCTATATGGCCTCTTACGTGGCCACCAAAGGCTTTAGTTTTGAACTGTTTGCCATTCTTATCTACGTCATAGATCTTCGCACCAGGTATCTTTCTGAGCTTCTTAATTAGATCTTCTTCTACCACATTACCTAAATCTAACAGACGCAGAACTCTAGGCTCCCAATCGTCTGGCATTAGCCAACGATAACGCATCCATACAAGGCGATTGTTTGAGTTACCTATCCCACTAATTCCTAGATAGAATCTTCTTTGTCTTTCTTCATCTAGTTCAACTTGATCTAATAAATCATTAACAATCGTCATAGCTTTATTCTTTCATTCTTTTTGTTTCTGATACCAATAACGTTTTCATACTGACCTTGCTTTTGCACAACTATTTCAGCTATAGAATCAAATGCTCCATTGTTTATTAATTCAGCAGCCATCCATGCTTGTTTCGGAGATCCCCATTCGTTAGTAATCTTCTTCCATTTACGCACGGCCATGTTGTGTGCAGTGGGGTGTCCAAACATAAGGGGCATCTTCTTAGGAAAGAACTCATCATTAATTGTAAAAATTACCTGACAGTATTCACTGCCATTTTTAGACTTAGTTACTTGTGCGTATATATCTCTTACAGGTTTGAATACAGGCTTGGATTTAGCTTTCTCATCTGAAAGCACAGCTTGTTTCTCTGCCTTAGTTCTTTTAGCTACCTCTCTTTCTTTCTTAGTCCACAAAGATTTGGTTTGTTTTGACTCAAAGATCTGTCCACATTCAACACATGCTTTAGCTGATGGTGAGTTGATTGTGTTGCAAGAAGCACATATCTTGGGACGGTATCTGTTTTCAGACTCGCCGGGCGAAACCTCATCCAAGCATCCATGTCTAGCAACGTTCTCGCCATAGTCTAGAAGCAAACAGTTTGTCTTGTCTTCGTGTATTCTCATGCCTCTACCGCACATCTGAACGTACAGTCCTACGCTTTGTGTTGGTCTAAGTAAAGCTATGCAATCTGTCCTAGGGGCATCCCAACCTTCTGTAAGCACACCGA